GGCGTCGCGCTGGCTGGTTCTACCCAGCCAACCCACTTGCGCACATATGTGTGCTGGTAAATGGGCACCGATGATGTCTCACGTGGTGCGAAAGGATCATCCTCATGATGTTCGTACTCCATGAGGCCCTGGATAACTAACCATGGACTCGAGAATAGTGCTTGCGCATTCTTTCTCAAGAACCAAAGATAGTATCCACGAAAGAAGGGGAACCGTCGCCGACGCGTCTTAGGCTGGTAAGCCTTATAGCGCGATAGGCCGGTATACCTCCTCTCACGTCCTTCGTATCTACAACGGAGAATTCCTAGGTGTCTAGCCATATCAGGATCTATCCAGACGCCTGATATCGTACTCTCATTCCACGGGACAAGAGGTAATTTGTCCTCCCTTACAATTTTAAGGAGGTAATCACACAAAAATCCATGTGGCGAGGCAATGGACGCTAGTGAATTGACCAGATGACTACGAGAAGCCTTTCGGCGAGTAGTATCTCTGATGTACACAGGCGTCACATCTAAACCAAGATAACTATCTAGACCACAGGACTCCCGGAAGGGGCCTGATGAAAAAGTCTTTGATTCGTTAATCTTGAAACCAAGAAACCCTGTTAATTCCTTATAGGCATCATAAAACTCCTTTTCTATGATGACATCGTCACCGTATACTAGGAAGCCTTTTGAGCCGCAGGCATAACAGGCAGCAGCAAATAAGAGCGTTTCGATGGTGAAGGTACAGCCATTTCCCATAGAGGAAAACATATGGTAAACTCCTTCTCCAAATATGCCACGGTATCTTCTAGAGCGAAAGCGACAGAGGTATACAAACCATTCATCTGGAAATAACCAGGCGACGGTGTTGAAACTTATCGTGCTCGAAGCGTTTTCACCATCAACAGTGACAAAATCGTCACACATTGAGGCAAGTTGGGCAAGCTCCTGATTTGCAGATTGGTTGCGCAGATCAATGCCAAATTTGGCTAATCGGCGCTTGACGTATGTATCAAAAGCAAGCTGGAAGGGTAATGCACCCTCCGGTTCGCATGCGATTGTACGGTCAGTTTTCCAATTCTTCGGTACGCTTTCAACCCGATTACAATCAGTCTCCACAATTTGAGGCTCGTCAAAACCGTAGTAACGGTATAGAGCCCTAATATAGGAGTGAGCCCCAGCTGGAGCAAATAACTTCATTTTAAGCTTTAACTGGGGTAAAGATTTACGTCGGGATGCTGAAGCAGTTGCACCCGGAGTCACTTTCACAAGTGATGGTAAAGCACTAATGAAACGGCTGAAGTCCCCCAGAACGTTACTTATGTAACGTTGCATCTTGGTTATCTGAGACATGAGATCGGGATCTAAAAGATCGCGCTTATGATAACAGAAGTCAAGACGGAGATTAGTGGCAGCACAGTGCTGCTCACATCTAAAGAATGTTTCTTTAGCATTCTGAAGACATATCTCCTTGTGAGCGTAGATAGGATTTTTCTTAAAGAAAGCCTCTATCTGCCTGAGGAAGCGCCAGTCGTCGATTGAATGCAATGTCCAATCGAAGTGTGAGGTGCACGATGTTAGGCCAGCTAGATTTCGAGACCGCAACAGACCGTCTACGGTTCTTAATAAAGCGGGATCAACATCGACTTGGTCTTTAACATAAGCTCGGCATATGCCGTAGGATATGTTTTCAGGTTCCATAGTAGAATCCTCCATCTGAGGTTTAGAATAGACCTCCTAGAAATTTGTAGAGATGTACCGCTACAGAGGCACATAAAGCTATTAAATCAATAGCAAATTGGCCCAGCGGCGTATCCCAAATCACAGGAAGTTCTGTGTGCTCACTGAATCAGCGTACTCGTCGCCCGCAATTATATCGCGGAAGACAGCTAACGCAGCAGTGACATCCGAGCTCTGACCGAGCAAAGGATATCTGCACACAGCCTCAAATGAGACCTTCTGGGTCAAGATGTTAGAGTCGGCGTCGGTTGTTGCTACGACGACCTTAAAAGAATACTCTATCATTACTTGCCCATTTTCCGGGACTTTCCGCTTCTCAATTACCAGCTTAGGCTGTAGGGCTGTATGCCCTGTTATAGTTGATGTGCGGGAGTTGCCATTATCGGCAAACTCGGTGAGGACAGTAGTCATTGCTGCCACGGTGTTACCTCCTTTTTCGTTGAATTAACATGGCTATAAGATCATAAATCTTTGCCACATTTAAATTCACGCGGAATCGCGGTAATGTAGGCACTGCGCAGGGAACGCGGTACTTTAGTACGTGTTTCCATTCTCCTTCTAGACTCACAGTTCCGGAATAACCGGGATACCAATAAGTCGGTATCTGTGAAACAGTGGTGTTAAGAGTCATCTTAATGCCAATGCTACTCACATACTGTGCTTCTGTTAAAAGGAATGAACTCGCTAACAGTGATCTACCTACGCCCAGTAACCAGTCAATGACAAAGCTATAGGGAATAATTTCCCAGCCCGTCACTAAAGGGTTAAATGAGACAATAGGTCGATACACATCGGCCGTAACCGAACCGGTCATTTTCCACTCCAGATTATAAGTATACTTCGTCTGGAGTTTCACTGTTCCGGTATCAGCATTCACGATATCCTGCCAACTATCTTTACCCAAAAAGCTTGCTGCTTTATTGTGGCGAAGACGAGAAGGTTCGGATAGGGCTTTGAGAGCTTTGTTAAGATCTTCTAGATCGTATAAAAGCGTCCTCCACCCATATCGTGATTCGAGCCAATCGTTCGCAACACCTTTCCGAGAACTCGGAAGGATCTTTTTGAAGCTAATTACACGCTTCACAAGTCCTGCAAACATAAGCAAGGTCTTGTCGAACTCGGCTAAGAAGGTTAAAGCGTCAAAAGATTCGGACATAATTTTGGCTGCAGCCTCTTGAACTAATGTATCATCTAGTTCGGGCATAAGCGCAAACATTTGCTCCTGGGTCTTTATCGACTGAGAACCATCAGCTAGGCCTACCTCACCTACTATCCAAACGTGACTCGTTGGTCCGACAATATCCCATTGTCGTTCCATTATAGAGCCCAGTCGGGAGTAGTGCATGAAGTAAGTTTTGCATAATAGCTCACCCTTCTTACGGCGTTTGTGGAAGTTTGGATGGTTTTGACCAATTAAATATTCGTCATTCACCATGTTCAAACCAGTCCCGTAACTATACGGGGCCTGCGGGATCCCATTAACGACTTTCTCGTAATGGTAATCTCCCTCCACATTGCCATCAAAATTCTTTGCACGGTATTGTAAACCTGTGCAAGTACGGTAGTACGACATGTTATCCTCCTATATATTAGGAGGGCATGCCTCCCTGTTGGATATACTCCGACGCCCGCAAACGCCGGTGCCTGGAGTCCAATACGGATACTCTCTAAGAGAGTAC